GGCTCATTGACAATGAAAGCTAATCAATTGAATTTGGTAATTAGTAATGATACACCACCGGGACCTAAGGGGTTGAATATAGAAGTTGGTACTGTTGGTTTGGGGATGACACCAACCGCAGCTGAAATTTCAAATTGTTTTGGACCTCTTTCTTTGGCTTCAGGAAAGGTTCCCGGTACGCCTGCGGCTACGGGTTTGGCTCAATTTTCAATGACACCAACAGGTTCTATATTAGCAATAAGTGCGCTCTCTACAAATTTTCAATCAGCTGTGAATTGGAGCGCAACAGCAATTAATGAGGCAAAATTACAAGGATTAGTCCAAGCAGAATTTTCTACGGCTTTAGGTAAACATACTATTAATCCAGCGGGGATACATTCTATTAAAAGTGCGGGTGGAAGTTTAGCCAAATTGTTAGAAGATTTAATTACAGCATTACAAGAACACACTCATCCTACAGGTACGGGTCCTAGTGGACCTCCCATAAACTTACCAAAATTTACTAAAAGTGCAGTAGATTTAAAATTATTATTGGAGTAATATGTCTGAAAATAAAATATATGGATTTGAGGAAACACCACGTTTAACAGATGTAAGGCAAAAAGAGCAATTAGAAAAAATTTTAGAATTCAATTCTCTTTTTTTAGAATATCTTGAAAAACAAAAAAATGATGCTTTAGAATTAAGAAAGACAAGAGAAAAATAAAATGCCAACAGATAAATTTGGAAATTTAATAACTGACGCTGAATCCATAAAACAACGGGCGAGGGATTCTGACGTGCTCGGTACCAAAGCTCATGATCAAACGACCTCCTATGAATCCCTGAAGGGAAGGGCTGAACAAGCTATTAAGGAAAGATCGATTACCGCGGCGGTTACGGATGAATTTGGAAATCGATATTTTAGAAATGTTGCCGTGGTTGGTAATATGTCACCATTTGCTGAAATTGCTAAAGGGGCTAAAAATTTAGGTTCACAGATTGATAATGGTGTTCAATTATTTGTATTAAATTTAAAATTTGCGAAAGCCCAGTTAATATTTGCGAAAGGTTTAGTAGACCCTCTGGTTTTACTTTTATCTGCTGCAGCAGACGCTTTAATTGATGCTTTGGAAGATTTGTTAGGTGTTGGCTTTTTCCATATTTACATATGGCCATGGGATCATGGTGAAAAGACAGATCCTTTTGATTTTAATTTAGATCAGGCATTTTGGTATTTATATATGATCTCTCAAGGCGCTCCTATAGGTCTTGATGAAAGAGAATTTTTGGATAAAGGAGATACAGCATTTGATACGGAAAAAGGAGCTTTTTTTACTGCTGATCGTGACAATGTAAAAAATCCCTATTTTATGAAAGTTCTTGATGATTTTAATTTTTCTTCTTATCCTAAATTAGAAGAAAAAATGGCAGCATATACTATTGGTGTTTATCAAAAAACACCTTATTCAGTCAAGGGAGAGGACGCAAGGGCATATTATAATAAGGCAATCCAAGAAAAGATAGTCACAATTGAAGATACGCACAGAATAAAGGCTAAACTAGAGCAATGGGCAGGAAATGCAGGGAAACTTTTCGAAGATGATTTTGCAACATCATCATCATTTAGTCTGCAAAATTTTATGAATATAATGGCAAGAGACCCGGCTGTTTTACTAGAAAAACATATGCCAGCTATATGGGGATTAAAAACATCAGCAACAGAAGAAGATGAGGAAAATGTAAATGTAGCGCCGGATATGGTTATGGATGGTAAAATGTCTAACCTTTTACGATCATTAGATAAGGCTGTTATTCCGGGACTTCCAAGGTTGTCACCTAGTCAAATTTTAAATAAATTAGCCGCTTCAATTGATGATACTGCAGATCCAAATCGCCCCGTTGGAACTGGTAAATTTAGTGCAGTTGTGTTTTTATTAGCTCTTCCTAATCCTTCTACATTCAATGAAACATTAGAATCAATATATAGCTTTTTTGGAGGCGGTTTAATTGGTGGTAAAATAAAAAAAGGGATCGATTATTTTAACAGTAATTCAGATGTGGGAAAAACATTAAAAATAAAATTACATGGTGCTGCAGAAGAAGATGGTGGTATTCAATGGTTGGGGGTAGGTAAACCAAAGGAGGACAAAGATCGAGATTTTATATCATTAAGAGTGCCAGATTTTGTTAAAAAGAAAACAGATCGGTGGGTGAACAAGAAAAACAAATGGCAGAAATTGCACTGGACGGGAGCGGCAAGAGCGTCATCACAGCTCCTGCACGGCGGTGACTTAACCGAGGGGCTTCCTGAGCCACATCTTATTTTCCCATTTTTAACCACAAAACGAGATCCAGAATCTTGGTTTGGGCGTTATACAGGAGATAAAGTATGTCAAGGTGATTTTATACCTTGGTTTGAAGCTGATGTTGTATCACACAGTTTATATAAAAATGAAAGTGTTTATCAGGCAGCATTAAAGTTAGAGGAGAAGGGAAAATTCACCGATGCACAAGATTTAGGAGAGAAATGGAGTGATTACGATTCTGTAGAAAAATATAAAAAGTTTCTAGCAGCCGGAGGACAAAATATTTTAACCGTTACAAATATGTCTGGTAATTTGAAATTGGGAGTTAAGACTGCAATTAGAGCAACTAATCCGTATAATGACCTAGGTAGTACTGACCTTGACCTCTTGTCAGATCGGCAGGTAAAATATTTTACTGATAGAAGCGAATTTGACGCTCTCGGTGGTGAGTTCGGTGATACTGCTGCTCTCGATGCATATTCAAGAGGAAAAATTACCATGAGAGAATTTGAACTTAAAGTATATGAACAAGCATGGTTTGTTAATGATATGACAGAAGTGGCAAATGGAAAACCAGTTGATCGCGGGAAGTCTCTGCAACCACAATGGTCAGATAAAATTTTAGTTCAGACAATATTTCCTCCTTATGGAGAAGCAATACAGAGATGTATAGAATTTGTACAACAAGCGAAGGGATTACTTGAAAATCCATTTCAATTTATTGATGATATGATTAAATATCTTGAAGATATGATTAAAGAAGTAACAAAATTAAATAATCAAATTCAACGAATATTAAAACTTATCGCGGATGGTTTGCCCGCTGTAGGATTATATCAATTAGTATTATTAAACGAAGAAGGCGGGGCTGAGGGATTTCAGAAAATTATACGAAGTGCCAAATTTTTTGATCATACGGGTGCGCCTTTTAATGGTACTGGTGATCCTTCAGGGTTAGATGGTTTGGAATATTCAATGGCTATTTGTTTTTATGGGCAAGGTCCCGATAGTGGTTATGTAGAAGAATTTTCAAAAATGTTGGGGCTCGCTCGTTCTCAAGCTTCAGTAATTCAAAAAGCGACCGCTAAAGCATTACAACCAGGGGTTGCCTTAAATTTAGAACAGCCTGAAATAACAAAAACTTTGATAGGAAATTTGTCGGGTGTTGATGATAGCGGAGGCAAAACTAGAACAGACAGAGAATATTGGGGTGGATGGAGCCAAATATTGGCTAGTGGTGGAGACATTGATGGAGGAGCAGACATTGATCCAAATTCAATAATATTTATGGAATTTAGTGAACCAATGGATCTTGGTTCGATACAAAAAGCAGTTTCAGTATATAGACCACCAATACGAAGTACGGATAATATAACTGATGTTCCAGGAAATTTGTTTATTGCCCCTAATGATAATGAAAGAATGTTTCTTTGGATCCCTGTAGTGGAATTTGAAGAAGAAATGAGTCCGATTTTCAAATTTAATCCTAATGATGTTCCCTTATTAAACATAAAAGTAGCAAAAGCACAAGGTAAAGATATCAATGGAGCTGATGTGGCTTATGAAGTTCCAGTAGAAGATGTTTCATTTACAGCCACAAATCCTGCTGTAATTACGAGCTCATCTCATGGGTTTTCTACTAGTGATTTAATAACTATAACTGAGTCACCAGAAGCATCGGCTTTAGAGGTTAGAACCGAGAAATACTCAATTACAAAAATAGATGATGATTCTTTTTCTATTGCTGTTGATGCATCGAGTGAAGATGCGGATGTACTTGTACTTTCTTATACTTTTAGTTCTACATATGCAGCACAGGGTTTACCAACGCCCGATGAAAAAGTAGGAGTAAGTCCAGATAATAATTATAAGGGATTAAGTCAATCTGTTCATTCTATTGCTGATGTATTAAACGAACCCAATTTCAAATCTGTTCATGATATGTTAAGTTCTGATACCAGAAAAGAGGCCTCAACTCATTTTTTTAGAGTTGGAGATTTTGATGAAGATGGAGATATCAAAACAAAATTAAGACCACCAAAATATGACGATTCAGATGTACTGACTGAAGAGGGTGATACAATAGCTGTAAGAAATCCAAAAAGTAATGATCTGGAAATTGGTGTATCTGTAACAGAATATGGAGAAAAGGAAGATGGAACTCAAACTGATGCTGGTGCAGTATATGGTACAGCCATAGTTACAGAAATTATAGTTATAGACAATAGTAAACAATATGTTTTTTTAGATGGTCCCATATCCGGATTTTCAGGAATTGGTCACAAACTTTCAGATGGTACAACTACAGGAGCATGTGTGAGAATAACAAACCAAAATTATAGATTTAAAATTTCTACTGAGGCCTCGGATCAGAATGAAAATAGGTTAGGTGTACTTAATCAACTTGCACAACCCAATAACATTGAAAATGATTATGTAACTGAAACGGGGTTTACTATCCGATCATTAACAGGCAATTAAAATGGCACAAGAAGAACTAGCACCCAATCCATTTGTTCAATTGATTGTTCCTCGTGATAGGCGAATTAATGCACCTGTTGGTACTCATATATTTTTATATTTTACTCACAGTATGGACCCTGACACTATTACAGTCAATACACAAAATACGTCTCCTTTTGGAAGTGTTCAAGTTTCAAATGATAATTTTGTGACAACTGTGCAAATGCTAAGTGCTCCTAGGTTTACTAATAAACGTAAAGAATTTGAATTAGTACCTAAAGCAAATTTAGTTTCTGGCACGGAATATAAAGTAAAATTTACAAATAAAATCATGAGTACTGATGGTCTTACTGTTAATCCTCAATATGGTATTACTGAAGTTACTGATGGTGTTTCAAATTCTACAACGTATGTTCAACCTACAGGATTTACTACGAATTATCCTTCGGTTGTAGACCTTATTCCCGATATTTTAGCGAATAATGTATCTGATATTACACCCAATACAACCATATCAGTTATTTTTGATCGTAAAATGAATGTGGATACAATTACTACCAATAGAAGCAATTCTGATGTTTCGGGTACTATTCTTGTTTCACATAATTCACAATTTGATGTGGCGGGTTCTATAGTTCAAATGAAAGATCACCCAGCATCAAATGGTATTGATATTTCTGGTAGTACTGACAGATTTTTAAGTGAAGAAGGAACATATGCTAATTTTCGAATATTACTAGAAGATGGCACCACTACATCTGATAACGATTCTACAGTAGGTAGTTTTTTGTTAGAAACATCTGATTCTTCAGTTGATCCTGGTGACAATACTTCCTTTATATTGACTCCTATAGCCAATCTTGCGTCTAATACAACGTACTATATTAAAATTACAGACGGTATAGAGGCGTTTGATGGTGGTAATACAGTATCTAATAATTTTATTGCATATGGATTTACTACAGGAAATTCTCAGACATTGAATTTTCAGTCGCCCCCCGCAAATACAAATGGAAATTTTGTAACATATACTCTTGGGGAACGTGTTATCGGGCAAAATAGTGGATCAAAAGGTAATGTTGTAACGATTCCAAGTAATACTGTTATTACAATAAATTCTATATCTGGCACATTTCAAAATGAGGAAGAAGTAAAAGGAGATATTAGTGGTGCTATAGCAACATTAAGACAAGCCCCATATGCAACATTTGCCCCAACTGTTGTGGGAACATCTTTAGAGGGGGCTGGTGATGTTTTACCCGGATCTAATATTTCGGTTTTATTCAGTCAATCGATGAATATTTCAACTGTAAATACATCAACAAGTGCTACAACTACTGCACATAGCATTCTTGTTTCACGGGCTAATGCATTTACTATGACATTTTCTACTGCTCCCGGAGGAGCATTTACTATACATGAAAAAATTACGGGCTCTGTTTCTGAAGCAACGGGAAGAGTAATAGATGAACCCTCTACAACAACATTGAGATATGAAGCTTTAACAGGTGTATTTGTTCCAGGAGAAACGGTTACTGGAGCGTCTAGTACACAAACTGGTGTTGTTGCTGATAGCGTTCTTGAGTCAGCTGATTTTGAAAGTAATTTGATAGTCGCGATGTCTTCAACCACACCCACTTCAGAATTAGGTAATTCCATTTTTACAATGGTGCCAGCGGCAGATTTAGTAGAAAATGTTTTTTATAAAGTTAAAGTTAAAAATTCTGCTCAAGATACAGGGCAAGCCAATATAAAATCTGAATTTATTAGTGACGGATTTACTGTTCAGTCAAATACAACATTTCCCGAAATTGCACATATTCTTATTGGAAGTGATCAGTCGGGAACAAAAGTAGTAGCAAATGGCGCAACTAGTGTTCCATTAAATACTGGTACAGCTAAATTATCTGTATCATTTACGAAACCAATGAATGTACACACAATTTCTTGTGCGAATAGTACAGCGCCAAATGGTACTATTCAAGTTTCAATGGATGATTTTAATTCTCTTGTAGAGTTTGCAGATTCTAGCCCTGTTGCTAGTAATTCTAATCAGACATATACTTTAACACCAGCATCTAATTTGGCTTCAGCGAATACATATAAAGTTAGAGTAGGATCTGGTGTAACGGATAATACTTCTTCTGAAAATAATTTGGGAACTATAAACAATAATGTTTTGGCAAATACTACTTCTACCGGATTTGTTACGGAAACATCTACTCCTACAGTAATAACAATTGAAATGTATAATTCAAGTGATGCAAAGAAGGATATTAAAGCTGGTGCACAGACGGCAATCAAAATCGATTCAAATATTATTGTAACGTTTAGTCAAGAAATGAATGTAGAAACAATGAATGTAGTTTTTACACATGAAAGCCACGATCCGTCTGGTTCGATTTTACTTTCTTATGATGGTACGAATTATTCTAATTCTGAAGCTTTTGACATTTCTACTGGAGTTTCCGATTCAACAAATTTTTCTGTTGTAACATTAAAACCAAAAGAAAAGTTGGGTGGAAATACAAATGTATATGTTAGAATGACAACTGGAATAGAAGATAAAGGAGGTACGGCGATTGCTCAAACAAATGCTCACGCTTCTGGAGGTAGAACGGATACTACAGCTCCAACTGTTTCAAATGTGGCTGTTATGATAGAAGGAACTGCAGGTTTTACTCATTTACGTACAAACGGAACTAATTCAAATAAAACAGGCGTGGCAAATACTACAGCTATTATAGTTACTTTTGATCAGGCTATGAGCCCAGCAACATTGACAGCAAATACAGGGGGTACGGCAAATTCTTCTACTTCATTGTATTTGTCTACTGCTGCTGATTTTGGTAGTGTAGTACAAACATTTGCTACAGGCGCGGTTAATCGTTTACGTGTATCGGCAGATGGTAGACAAGTAACTTTGGTTCCTAGTGCGAATTTAGCGGCATCTACTACACATTATGTAGGAATTGGTGTGACAGCAAAAAGTTTAGGTCTTCAACCGGTTGCTAGTTTTGTGACAATCGGGCAATTTGACACTACATAATAAGGAGGTAATGTGCCATTAGTAGCAGGTTCTTTACAAGGGCAATTAAATGCAGCATTTAAAAAGGCTCAAATAACACAAACTCAAGACGCCTTAAAAACTCAATGTGATGATGTTGCTCAAGCGATAACAACTTTTATTCAATCTGGTCTTGTGTCTACATCATATACATCTGGAGTCGGTGGCGGGGCGTGTGGACCGGCTCCAGGAACCCCTTTTGCGGGAGGGGCAGGATTGTCACAAGGAACAGGGAGCATGACATAACATGCCTTTAGTATCATCATCTTTATCTGCTCAAATGTATGCAGCGTATCAAAAACAACAAAGTAGAGGAGCCTCTGCTTCACTTGATGAACTTTGTAGTGATTTGGCTACTGCAATAGATACTTATATAAAATCTGGATTAGTTAGTACTACAGAAACAGGAGTTGCTAATGGTGGAATAGGACTTCCTGGGGGCCCAATATCAGGTGCCGTGGGAGTAGGAACAGGAACAGGTTCAATGTCATAGGAGAAAATATGCCGTTAGTAACATCTTCATTACAATCACAATTGAAAGCCGCTTTTTTAAAAGCTATGAGCTCAAAAACTCTGGATGCACAGGAAGAATTGTGTAAGGATATATCAACGGCAATAGACACATATTTAAAAAGTGGAATGGTAGCAACTGCTGGAACAACAACAGTCAATGGACCAGCATCTATGGCGGCACCGGGAAGCCCTCCAGTTCCAGGACCCTTAGTGGCGGTGCCTGAAACGGGAACGGCTTCAGGTACGATGAGTTAAAAGTTATAAATATATTAAAATCAATAATTAATTTTATAGGAATATGGGAACATTAAACGTAGGTCATAACGCAGAACATGATAAACGGATTGAGGTATTAGAAAATGCCGGTTTTAAAATTCATCGGGATTTAGATATTACATTTGGCAAGCACCCTACATCGGGAGATATTGTACTTGCTAGAGGTGACATTGCTATCAAAAGGTCTATTCGAAATATATTGTTTACTGATTTTGGTGAAAAATTGTTTCAACCTGGATATGGTTCTGGTATTAAATGGCTTCTTTTTGAGCCCTATAGTCCCATAACTGAACAAAGGCTTATTAGGATGTGTACTGAAGCCATTAATAATTGGGAACCACGCTGTGATTTGATTCATGTTGGGGCCAAGGCAGATCCGGATCGAAACGGTTACAAAATAGACATAGTTTTTAGAATAACCAGCCAAATAGAGCCTTTAGAATTTACTACATGGTTATCACAAACAACCGAAACTACATATACTCCTGAACATCCTACAAACATAACAGAAGCAGGCACAACTGCTTTTATTTTAGACGAAGCTTAATTGAATTAGGAATACAATGGCAACAATATCAAAATTAGAAGTTTCAGAATTAGATTTTGATTCAATAAAAACAAATTTAAAAATATTTCTACAAGATCAAGATGAATTTACAGATTATGATTTTGAGGGGTCTTCCATGTCAGCCTTGCTTGACGTTTTGTCATATAATACCCATTATAATGCGTTTTATTTGAATATGATAGCCAATGAAATGTTTTTAGATACGGCTGTATTGAGAAGTTCGGTAGTTCAAAAAGCAAAGGAGCTTGGATATACGCCCGCCTCTAGCAGAGGGTCCACGGCAGTTTTAGACCTCGCTATTACACCTAATGATTCTCCATCCACTATTACTATTGCCAAAAATACAAAATTTAATACATCTATTGAGGGTGTGTCATATACGTTTGTGACTACATCAGCAACAGCAGCTGTTGCCAATAGTGATAATTCTGTAGTAAATGTATATGGTGTAGATATTAAAGAGGGAATTCCTTTATCACACCGTTATACTGTAAATACAGCAAATTCAGAACAAAGGTTTACTATACCAAATCAAGGAGTTGATACAACAGCCCTGGCTGTAACAATTCAAATTTCTGATACAAATGACGCACAATATACTTATACCCTAGCAACGGATTTGGCACAAACAAATGCAACATCTAATGTTTATTGGTTTCATGAAGGTGATGGTGAAAAATATAGTGTTGAATTTGGGGATGGTGTTACAGGAAGATCATTAGCAAATAATAATATTGTTATTCTTGAATATAATGTATGTGGTGGTCCTGTGGGTAATAAATCAAGTTCATTTACTGTGGCAAGTACTGTAGGTGGGTATTCATCAGTTACGGTTACAACTAATAGTGCCGCTTCGGGAGGTACAACAAGGGAATCTGTTAGTTCTATTAAGTTTAATGCACCAAAGTTTTTTGCTGTTCAAAATAGAGCTGTAACAATAAATGATTTTAAAAGAATTCTTTTATCAGAATATACTAATGCTGAAGCGGTTGTGGCTTGGGGAGGAGAAGATAATGATCCTCCAATATATGGAAAAGTTTATTTGGCTCTTAAACCAAAATCAGGATTTCAAATATCAACTGCTGCCAAGAATGATATTATTGATAATATATTAGCAAAATATTCTGTGGCATCAATTTCACCTCTAATAGTTGATCCTTTATATCTATTTTTGGTGATAACTTCAAATGTGAATTATGATTCTAGATTAACTCAAAAAACAACATCACAAATTGAGTCTAACATTAAAGATGAAGCTGTAGCATTTAGTACAACTAAGCTCGCAACATTTGATGAAAAATTTCGGTTTTCTGCCTTCACTCAAACTATAGATGAAACAGATACTTCAATTAAAGGAAATGAAACTACGGTTGAAATGCAAATAAGACTAGCACCAAATACTTCTCTTACAACATCATATACGGTAGATTTTAAAAACCCCATTAGCCATCCATTTTCTGGTTATGTTAATGCAATATCAAGTACTACATTTACTCATACGGATGATCAAGGTATTGTACAAACGGATTGTTTTTTTGATGATGTTGATGGCTCCCTTAGAATTGTGAAAAAACCTAATAATGTAAATGTTGTTGTTAAATCTGAGGCAGGAACAGTTAATTATAATAATGGTAAAATTGTATTAAATAATTTTGGTCCTACTGCATATGATGGAAGTAATCTTAAAATTACCGTAAAACCTAATAGTAAGGATATAATTCCTGTTAGAGAACAAATAGTATCAATAGAACGAGGCGATGTGACAATACACATGAATGATGACGCTGCTTCGGGTACAAATCCTGCACCTTCAACATATTAAAGAAGATAATTAGATGGTAGCTCAATCACATCTTTCTATAGAAGATAAAGTATCAGTATTAGTAGATAATCAACTTCCTGAATTTATAAATTCCGAGGGCCCAAAATTTGTAACTTTTTTGAAAAAATATTATGAATTTTTGGAGTCCAATGAATTATCTATTGATACAGTAACTAGGAATGAATCTGGTATATTGTTAGAAACCACTTCTCTTAGTGCGACCTCTACTGATAGATTTTTGCTTGAAGAACTTACCACTGGCACAGCAACAGATAAGCTTATCAATGAATCAACACGGTCAGATACTATTACATTTTCTTCTGGAGAAACTATTACAGGTTCTTCAAGCGGAGCCACAGCAACCGTAGATGCAAATAAAAATACATTAAGTACAAAAATATATGCATCAGGTATTACTCAAACAGATTTTAGTGTTGGTGAAATAATTACAGGTGATATTAGTTTAGCAACGGCTAATGTAGTTAGTTATAAAAGAAATCCTATATGGGGAACCCAATCTCTTTTAACTTTAATTGATGTTGATGATACTCCTTCCTCGTATCTTGATTATTTCAGGAAAGAATTTCTTGAAGATATTCCCACAGCCGCGCATAGTAATAAACGATTAATACTTAAACACATTACTGATGTTTATCGTACTAAGGGATCCGAGGCTTCGTTTCAATTTTTATTTCGTTCTTTATATTCTATAGACGATTTAGAATTATATTTTCCAAAAAAGGATGTTTTAAAACTTTCTGATGGTGTTTGGGTTCAAGACAAAAGTATTAGAATTGATACTACAGATAGCATTTCTGACTTTGCTAATAGAACATTAACAGGAAATACTTCTGAAGCAACAGCCAAAATTGATAAGGTTCAAACATTCATTTCTGGTGCCACTACAATTACAGAACTTTTTGTTACTGATATTAGTGGAACATTTGATGTTGCTGAAAAAGTAACTTCATCAATTGCTGGGGGCACATCTGGAACTGGAACTGCTTTGGGCGTTGTGTCAAGCATAGTCATTAATGATGGTGGAACGGGACATGAAGTAGGAAACGAACTTGTTTTTAGTGGTGGTGATGCAGTTGAAGCAGCTGCCGCAAAAATTTCTGCAATTGGTACAGGTAAAATTGGAAGTTTTATATTCAATGATGGTGGTGACGGATATGTTAATGCTACATCTCTAATAATTATCAATACAGGTACAGGTGGTACCGGCGCCACGGGACGTATTTCTAGTATCCATGTAACAGAGACAATTGATATTAATGATGATGTAGTTGCCGATTTTTCAGAAATTTCTTTAGATGCTTCAATATATGGTTTTTCAGGTAATACACTAGGAAATGCCACACATAATACAATTGGAAATATATTGGGATTTACTGCTACTGAAACAGGTTCCATTAATGCACTTTCAGTTATAACATCAGGTGAGGGATATGAAGCTCTTCCAGCTGTTTCTGTTACTTCAAATAGTGTTTCTGATTTAAAACTACCAGCCGCCCCTCTTTTAAATATTTACAATATTGGTTCTAATTCATTTTTTATAGGAGAAACCATTACAGGGGGTACAAGCGGCGCAACAGGTAATATAATTTCTGTCAATTCGGGAAATACTCAATTACGTTTTATAAGTAGAGTAAATGCTGGGGCCACAACTCTCACCAAAGCCACATCCACTAACGGAACTTTTACTGCCACAGTTAATGGATTTTATGGTTTCGCAAACACAAATGGAAATACATATTTCACAATTAAAGTAGAATCCGCAAATAGTACATTTTCAACATACAGTTATAATATATTTGGTTTTACTGCAAATACTGGAGGGCAGGAAGCACAATCTGTTGTAGAATTTGTAACATCTATTCCTATTACACAATCAGTTACCCGTCCAGATCAGGCTTTAGGTAATACAGGGGTGTCAGTAAAATTTGTAGCTAATACTGGTGATTCTGCCGCTGTCGGAGATAAATGGACATTTAATCTCAGGGGATTTGAATTAAATGAATATATTACAAGCTCAAACACAACATCACAAGCAAGAGCAAATGTAAATTCAACTTCAAATGTAGTAATTGCTGGAGGTACTAAAGGAGACAATGCAAATGTTGCTGCTGGACAGTTGGCCGCGGGAACTATTAGAGCCCTTGAAATTACAAATCCTGGTTTAGGGTATACTTCATCTCCAACAATCGATATGAGTGGTTTGGGTGATGGAAACGCTGATCTTACAGCTCAGACTGGAGTTGTTGTATTAGCGGCAGGTTCATTTAAAGATGATAGGGGTCAATTAAGTTCTACTAAAATTGTTCAAGACAGTCTTTATTATCAAGATTATTCGTATGTAATAAGAGCAGAAAATTCTATTGATGATTATAGAAAAACGGTTAGAAAATTATTACATCCTGCGGGGCAACAGCTTTTTGGAGAAATGCAGGTTCCTCGACAGTATTTGTATTTAAATCAGGATTCTCCTCATATTATTATTACTGAAAGTGGTAATGACATCATCATGGAAGATGGTACTCAAGGAATTCCATTAGGGCGTGGAGCACAATTAGGATCTGATCACTTTTTAATTACAGAAGAATATACAAACCCAACACATAATGTAAATACATTTAAGGTTCAACCAATAAGTAATACATCAGTTAGTGGTGGTGGAGATATTACAGTTCAAGGAGGTAATACTACAATAAATGGTATAACAACACTTTCGGGAACAACAACTGTTAGTAGTAGTACAACTTTAAATGGAGTAAAAACCACAACTGACTTTGTTAAAGAATTGGAGATTGGAGATAAAATTTATGTTTCTAGTGACTCAACTACGTTGGCAAATGTTACTGCGATTACGGACGCTAATACACTTACAACTAATGTTGCTATAGGAGACGGTACTTCTCAATCCATTTATTTAAGAACTAGTTTTAGTGATGATTTTTCTGCTAATGATATGATTACTTTTGATGATGAACAAGCGTTTAATGTTTCTGATGGAGAATTAAGATTAGATTCAAGTATAACAGGAACAACCATAGCATCTTCATCAAATTTAATTATTTCGATGCAAGTTACTAATGCAACTGCAAATTTTTCAGCCGGTAAATCTATTTCACAAGTTTATGATAAATTGTCATTTGAATTGATTAGTACATCAAATGTTAGAACATTATTAGATTTCACGGGTACTCGAGGATTTATTGAAGGGGAAACTGTTTATCAAGGTGATTCATTAGCCGATTCTACAGCCAATGCTTCAATTGAATTTTATTCTGATAGTAATAATTTATTATTAGAGGAGACATCAGGAGGTGATCCAGTACACTTGGAATTGGAAGGTTATGTATCTGGTGATATATTACAAATCAGTTCAACAGCAATTGCTCTTGCCGATTATAATGTTACATCGAACAGTTCTATGACCATTTATGGAGAATTTGCTCGATCATTTGTAGATAGTACAAATGTTGTGGGAGATGACAGTGGTGCAACACTTTCTCTTTTGAAACATAAAAATATTAATTTACAAATAGATACATTTTTTCTGGATGATTCACGATTTACTATAGAAACAGGTGGTTTGTTATTAGAAGATAGTAATACCACAATATCAAATTATTTGGTTAATGAAGCAAATAGTGCTTTGGGTAATATAGTTTCATTTGATTCAAATGCTCAAACAGTATTGGTTCATTCCGCCACAGGAACATTTCTTGCCGGAAATACTGTTACTGAAAATGGTACAAGTTATACAGCAAATACTTATTCAGCAACACCTAATGCTATTATAGGAGTGGCAACGAAATTTGATGAAGAAGTAGAAGTGGGTGATATAGTATCATTTTCATCAGATACTAGTGCATTAGCAGAAGTAATTTCAATTAGTAATAGTACTCTAATGGTAGTTAATGCTAATTCTATGGGAGATGGTACATCAAGTACTATTGATATAGATAGTGAGCCTTTATATTTTATTCTTGAAAGTACTATAAGAGGCAATACATCTGCTAATGGTGTTAATGATGGAGTAAAAACTGTTACTGCGGTAGGTTCAACATTTGATGAAGACTTAACTGCTGGTGATATAATTTCACTTTCCAGTAATACATCATTATACGCAAATGTTACAGCTGTTACAAGTAATACTATATTTACTACAAATGTTGCTCTTGGTACAGGACCCGTTGTTGGTGCCAATCAAACCTTTGTAAGAATAAAAGAACATAGATTTGATTTGGAATCTAGTAATACTACTCTTACATTAAACAAAAAATTCTCAATGGCTAATATATTTTTAAATGTTATTGATACTGATGTAGATACGGGCAGATTCCAATTAGAAACGACAAATGAAACAGAGTATATGCTTTTTGAAGAATTTACAATATTGAATAACCAGGTAGGTAAAAAGAAAACATCCGTATAAAAGATTATAAATATCTGTATAATCTTTATACGGCAGAAGGAATTAATGGCAAAAGTTATTTCAGCAAATTTTAGAATACATAATGCAGAACAGTTTGTAGAAGCTTTAAGTGAAACAACTGCTACCAATTTATATATGTTTATTGGAGGCCCTGTTGTATGGCCAGATGAATCTACACCACCAACTCCTTCTGATTCTGTAGCCAATACAGCATATGCACATTGGCGAGATATGATTTCTGCCAAAAAGTTAGATGGCAGTGATGTATCACAAATTGTCAAAAGATATAATTGGACAACAAATACAGCTTATACTGCATATACTGATACTAATGCTGATTTATATTCAAATACTTTTTATGTTGTTACAACAAGTGATCATGTATATAAATGTGTACAAAATAATATAAATAGTGGTAATTCAACATCTCAACCAACGGGCACCAGTACAAAAATTATTGAAACTGATGATGGTTATAAATGGAAATATTTGTATACCATTTCACCTGAAGATAAGCTGAAATTTGTGACTACAGATTATGTTCCCGTACAAAAAGTGGGTTCTGTGGATGATGGTTCTAATCAATTTAATGTTGAAGATATAGCAATAGATGGGGCTGTTGATATTATTAATAAAACTGCAAATGGTACTTCATTTTTATTTGATGAAGGAACTTTGGCGAGTGTACAAAATACATCAGTTATAACTCTCGCAGCTTCTGCAAATACTACTGATGGCATTTATGTAAATTCAACAGTTTATATAACAAACAATGCTTCCCGAGGAGAGCAATCGGTAATTAGTGCATATGACGGAGCACAAAGACGAGCAACCTTAGTAAATGCCTTTTCAGTATTAGCGAATACATCTAGTGGATATCAACTTGCTCCAACGGCAAATGTTAATGGAGATGGTTCAGCGGCAAAGGCGAGATGTATTGGAAATTCTGGTACACAAGTAACTAAAATTGAAATAACTAAAGTAGGAAGTAGTTATACAACAGCAAATGTTACAGTTTATGGAAATGCTAGTCATGGTTCTGGTGCAACGGGAACTGTTATTATAGGACCTCCGGGAGGACATGGTTCTAATGCTCCTGTGGAATTGGGCGGTCATTATGTTATAGTAAATGCCAGATTAAGTGGAAATGAAGATAGTAAATTTGCTACAAGTTGTGATTATAGAAAAGTGGGTTTATTACGTGATCCTAAACAATATTCTAACGTAGAAGCGTTTTTCACGGGAGCACAAGCAGATCAAACTTTTACATTAACATTAACAGGGGTAACAGGAACTTTTGGATATCCCCCATCAACGGCAAATGATGAAGTTATCTATCAGGGAGGAACGTTAGGGTCCTCTACAGCAAATGGCACTTTTGTTGATTTTAGAGATGGAAATAAAATCAGGATAACAGATGTTTTAGGAACTTTTGTTGCAAATAGTACAGTTAATACAATTACAGGAAATACTTCCGGCGGGACAGCAACAGTTAGTACAATTGCTACACCAGATATGAAACGATATTCTGGTGAAATTCTTTATATAGAGAATAGAGCAGCAATTACACGGTCAGAAGACCAATTAGAAGATATAAAACTTGTACTAGAGTTTTAATATTGCTGATAATTTAGGAAAAAAACAATGGCTTTAACGACAGATTTTAATGTAACTCCATATTATGATGATTATAGTGAGGATAAGGATTTTTATAGAATTCTATTCCGTCCCGGGTATTCTTTGCAAGCAAGGGAGGTGACCCAGTTACAAACCATTCTACAAAAACAAATTGAACGAAATGGTTCTTATCTTTTTGAAGATGGTCAGAGAGTGACAGGCGCTAATATTACACTTGATACGGATCTCAAATCTGTAAAATTACAAGATGCTTATGAAGGTACTGATATTTCCGCAGATAATTTCGATGGTCAAATTGTTACGGGAGGTACTTCAAGCGCTAGAGCATATGTAGTAAAAACAGATGAAGCCACTGCCACAGAATATGATACTCTTTATGTACAATATTTGGATGAAAAAGAATTTTCAAATAATGAAATTGTGACAACTGAAGAGGGTACAACATTTCAAGCAAATACAATTACTACATCAGAAATTGCCGATGTAGTGTCTGCGAGTGGAAATACGGCACCTTCTTCTAACGCATCTATTGTGAGTATAGATGCGGGTGTGTATTATATAGGAGGATTTTTTGTCAGAGTAGCGGCACAAACATTAGTTTTAGAAAAATACTCTAAAACACCTTCATATCGTGTGGGACTTGAAATTACCGAATCATTTGTGGATTATAATGATGACAGTTCATTACTTGATACCGCACAGGGCACTGAAAATTATACGGCTCCCGGTGCAAATAGGTATAAAATTGTGGCGGCTCTTGCCAAGAAACAATTAAATCAAACAGATCCAATTGAAAATGCGGCTGACGCAAATTATCTTGAATTATTTCGACTTAATAATGGAATAAAACTTATTACAAATAAGTATCCAGGTACTACAGAATTAGAAAAAACTCTTGCGCGAAGAACGGAAGATGAAAGTGGTGATTATACGATAACTCCTTTTGAAGCAGAAACTACGTATCATAGAATAGGTGGTACTACTAGTATAAGCGGAACAGCAACTATTACTGGTTCTGGTACTGCATTTTCTGATGATTTGGCTACAAGCCAAACAGTTTTTGTTTCAAGTAATACAACGGCTACTACAACAATTTCTGCCATTGCAAATAATACTCAATTTACTACTGCTGCCACCTTGGGTGATGGTACAGTCCAAACAATTGGACGAGAAACAGATTTTTCTATTGGTATTAGTGGAGGTAGAGCATATATCAAAGGTTATGGATATGAAAGCCCTCAAACAGATTATGTAACACTCTCTAAGTCAAGAGACACTTCCAACGTTTTTGGTGAAACAATTACTCTTGATTATGGGCCTTATTTCAAAGTAAGAGATCCCAATGGTTCATTTTTGTGTGATGGGGCAGGTAGTACGGGTCAAGAAGCCAATTGTGAGATTGTTGATTTGCATATGGTGAAATGGCCAGTTGACGCGAATTATGTGTTTAATAAAAACACCACTCATGCTGTATCCGCTATTGATACTACAAGCGCGGCAACCATAGCCAATACAAAAATTGGAACCGCAAGAGTTAGAAATTTCCAATATTCTGCGGCTGGTGCAAATGCCAAATCTTCATATATTGGTAGATTAGACTTATTTGATATGAGATTCAGTAAAGTAACTGGAACTTGTGGGGCAGCGGTAGCTAATGTTTCAGTAGTAAAACTTGCTACTTCTGGAGCCAGTTCTTTTCCAACTGTTAATTGTTTATATAATTGTACAGTAACAGTTAATACAACTTATTTAGGATCATCAACAAGTGATACGAGAAGAATTACTCGTTGGTTTGGGGCAAATGTAGGAGCAACAGGAGCAATACCATATGGTGTTGACCATGATGCAGATGGAGCAATAGAAGCAGCTAGTTCATATATGGCTTTACTTAATTCACCTCTTTCACAACAAACGCAATCAGATTCTACATATACTGTTCAATTTAGTGCCAAAGATATTGAATCAGCAGTTGTTGTTGCTACCACAAGTATTACATCTGGAATAAATATTGACCCAACAGGTAAGGTTAATAGTGATGAGACAGCAAATACAAAAATATTTAATGTAACAGATTTACATAGGTCTTTATTATTTCCTTTTGAAAAACCAATTCTAAAAACTTTACTTCCTACTGGTACTACAAATACAGTATATACAGCAAAGAGATATTATGATGGGGTTACAGTAAATTCCACTGGTGGTTTTTCAATACAAACAGATCAAAGTAATGAAAGATTTTATCCTGGAACAATAGGTGTTGTTTCTCAAACTGATATTAAACATCATATAGTTTCATTATCTACTAGGACTGCTGGAACTATGGCGGCTGGTCAATTGGTGGATTTTTCGAATGCTTTAACGACCATAGGTGCAAATACTGGTAATGGTAGATCAATGACAATTAGTACAACATCTACTGTTGCTGATACTCTTACTTTTGATTCTGCAAATACTACAGAAACCGCATATGCCGGAACTACAGATATTATTACAACCGTTAATATTCAGGGGGCAGACGCAACTGCTACTGGTATTGCTCGGAAAAATCTTATTAATGGTAATACAACTGTAGTTAATGCCGCTCCATCTAATACTCACATGGCTAATAATGGACAAATTCATATGGGTGCCATGGGAACTTCAAACACTGCTTATCCTCCAGTTAACTCATCAATTGGCGCAAATAATTCATTATTTCTCGCTGATATTAAAAAGATTAAAGTTGTAATAGATTCTCTTGATAAGAGTGTTGCGATTACTAATGCTATGTTAACCGCCGCTTATACTTCTGCTGGAGGTGGTACATCAAACACACATGATATTACTTCTGATTGGATATTGGACACGGGGCAACGTGATAATTATTATGATTATGGAAAAATTTCATTGAAACCAGGTGTGACACCTCCAAGCGGACAAGTTATGGCAATAGTTGATTATTGGCAACATCATGGAGATGGTGCATTTATTGTAGATTCTTATACTTTTGCCATATCAGGTAATGCTGCACATACAACAAATACTGTATATACTGAGATTCCCACTTACGTAAGTTCTACTAGTGGAGAATCATTTGAATTAAAAGATATGATAGACTATCGCCCACGTAGGCATGGATATGAATCTGGTGCAGGTAATGACATTACGGCAACAGCAAATGTATTCTCTCCAAAAGTAACTCCTGCAGGCAATTTTACAGCAACAACAGATTATAATTATTACCTTCCTAGAAAAGATAAAATTATATTAACAAGAGATAGAAAACTTAAAGTTCTCAAAGGCATTTCTGCTGATGAACCTCAGTTACCATCTGATGATGAAGATTCTATGACTTTATATTCTGTTTCAATTCCAGCCTATACTTTTGATTTAAATAATGTAATTACTCAATATATTGAACATAAAGGTTATACTATGAGTGATATAGGCGAGTTAGAAAAGAGAATAGAAAGATTAGAATATTATACAGCAATGAATTTGTTAGAAAAAGAAGCAGATGGTGTTTCAATTACTGATGCTAATGGAAATGACAGATTTAAAAATGGTATTATGGTCGATCCATTTGCTGGACATTCTATTGGAGATGTGTATGATTTAGATTATTATTGTGCGATGGATTTTAAACAAAAAGAACTTACTCCAGGATTTAATGCAGATACGTATTCTTTAGAATTTGATGATGATACTTCAAAAAGTAATAATTGTATTCAAAGTGGTGGTTTGGTTACATTGCCGTATGATCATACTTCATTTATTGATATACCATTAACGGGTAATACAGAAAGCAAAAATTTTCAAAAATACCTTTCTGTGAATCCATTCGCAAAACAAAGTTATATTGGTTCTTTAGAACTCGACCCACCTGGCGATATTTGGTATGATTCTTCTAATCGGGCTTCTGTAGTAGTAAATTTAGAAGGTCAAAATGATGGCTTTCTTAACATTATTACTTCTAATGGTCATGGTACAATGTGGAATTCATGGGAACGGATTTGGTCAGGAAGACTACCAGAATCTTCGGAAGAAATTAAAAAGGGGTCTAGAGATTTAGGTAAAAAAGTTAAAAGTAAGCGAGAAACAACTGAAGTTTCGTTGAAAAAAACAGGAATTGCATTAAGATCCGGAGAATTGCCTGAAAAAATTATTAAATTGGTTGGAAATAAATTAGTTGATGTTAGTGTAGTCCCATATATTCGCACACAAACACTTCGCTTTATTGCTAAAGGACTAAAACCTAATAAAAATGTTTATGCATTTTTCGATGGTGTAAATATAACGGCTAATGTTAAACAAGCAACATCGGCTACTCTTTCTGAAGTTAATCAAGACAATGTATTTAGAACAACTAGTGGTCATCATGAACAAATTACTATACAAGGTACGGGAACTAATGCTAGTAATACAGCAAACGTTTTATTCATGAATGATAGAACTGCAGCTAACGGTTGTACTATAATGTATATTGAAGAAAGTACTGCTTTAGCATTTTCTTTATCTTCTATTGTTCAAGGAGATAAATCGGGCGCTAATGGAACAATATCTTCTACTCCTACCTCATACCAATATGCAAATACCGAACTTCAAGTAAGTGCTGAAGGAGTTGTTGCTGGAGTTATTAGTATACCTTCTAATAAATTTCTTACGGGTCCGAGATTATTAAGATTAACTGATGATGTAGATAATATCCTATCTACTACAACATCAGTCGCCGAGTCACATTTTCATGCAAGCGGTGCTACACAAACAAGAATTGATGGAATAGTTTCTACTAGACCTCCCATAACGAGGAGACAAGACCCAACAGAATTAACAATTGCAAAGTCTGCCACAGAGGCTAGACAATCTACATCAACAAATTTTGTATACCCTATGGCGCAAACATTTTTTGTTGATAAAGATAACTATCCCTTTGGTGTATTTGCTACACGATTACATTTATATTTTTATTCTAAGGCGTCAACAACTTCTGGTTCAAAAACACCTGTAACTGTATCATTAAGGCCCGTATATAATGGTAAACCAAGTTCGTCTGTTATTATTCCATTTTCAGAAGTAACAAAATGGACGGGAGGAATAACGGCAAATATTTCAACACCAGTCCCAGTAACTACGGCAGTAACAGCAAATAATACTGTCGCGGGTGAGACTGTCGGAGAATTTGCTCCCGATTTGCGTGGAAATTCAATGACAGGAAATATGTCGAGAATAGATAAAGGTTCTAAAACAGTATTTGAATTTTCATCTCCTGTATATCTATTACCAGGGGAATATGCATTTGTAGTACAGTCAAACGATCCAGCATATAAATTGTATGCATATGATATAGGGGCTAAACATACAGGAACTGATAGAAAAATTACAAAACCAAAGGTTGTTGGTTCGTTTTTTAAACAACATAATGCAACAGAATGGGAACCCGAACCAGCCGAAGGTTTAATGTTCAGGCTCGACCGCGCTGATTTTACTTATGGAACAACTGCTAATGTAAGTTATGCCAGATTTAAAAATTCTGTAAATAGTGCAATGGGTGCCACATCTAATACTAAAATTGATGTGATGAAAATCATGACTGCAGAATTAAATTTTGCAAATACATCATTTACATATAGTTATGATTCTGCAGCAAATGGCACAGCATATGCAGAAGCTACTGCTGATTATAAAGATACTATTACTAATAAAAATATATTCTTAGAACAGCAACAAGCAATACAATATATTACAAATACTACTAATACACATTATAAAAATTCGTTTACAGTCAATACAATAATGACTACTTCTAACACTTATGTATCTCCCATACTTGATGTACATAAAATGGGAGTTGTTAATGTTGAATATCTTATCAATAATGGTTCATTAGCAAATTCAGATATAAGAATTACTAACCCAGGTACTGGATATCATGATAGTCGAGTAGGGGGAAATACTACACAATTTGCAACAGGAGATGCTATAAGTGGAAATACTTCCGTATTTACTGTTTCTTCTCCTGATATATCTGGTGGTACCACGGCAACTATAGGAGCTAATGTTCATTTAACTGGTAGTGTTAATGCATTTAACCAAATGGCTGTTGTTGGTGCCGGATCTGGTTATACAAAAACTCCAACTGTCACAGTAGTTGGAGAAGGAGGTGGTTCTGCCGGTTCTGGAGCAACAGTAGAAATTGTTGGTGAAACAGGCGCCTCAGGAGGAAATAATAAAGCGCGATATATTTCAAGAAGAGTTGCACTTCAAGAAGGATTTGATGCAAAAGATTTAGTTGCTTATATTTCTGCCTATAAACCATACAATACTGATGTTCATGTATATTATAAAGTTTCTAATAAAGAAGACTCAGAAAATTTTGAAGATAGAAGTTGGGTTAAAATGACTCAAGATACTGCGGCAGATGTTTATTCTGCTGATAAAGAAGATTATAAACAATTTAAATTTGTTTCATCTGATGGTAAGATCGAATATTTAAATACGGCGGGGACAAGTTTTGAAGACTTTTCTACATTTGCTGTTAAAATTGTTTTAACAATGAATCGTAGTTCACAAAAGAATTCTATTAATGTTCCTCGCGTAAGAGATTTAAGAGCTATCGCTGTAGCAACAACATCGTAATTAAGATATGTCACAATTAATAAAAACAAATGATTCACGTTATGTTCGGGACAATTATTCAAATGCCTTATTGGCTACAGACCGTGAAGCGTTAGAAAAAAATCTTAAACAGATTAAAACAACAAACGAATTAAAGGCTTTTTCTGAGGATATAAATATCATGAAAGAGCAAATAAAAAATTTAAGTACGTTAAAAGAAGACTGTACAGAAATAAAAAATTTATTGTTGGGGTTAACCGAGAAAAGGGATCACTAAAATGGCTATTTCACTCGCAAATGTTGAATTAACAAATACTTTTGAGATTTGGAGAACTAGAACAAATGAGGCACTTGCCACATTAAATGGTTCGACAGAAAATAATACTGCGGATAAATTGATACTACGAGATACAAATAGAAGTTTTTCAACCAATGCAATAACAGCAAATTCTATCTCGGCTAATATTTCTGCCACTAAATTAGTTACAACTGGTAATGTAACATTTTCTGGTGCAACAGTTGCCGATTTAGGTACGGTAACTACAATAAATCTTGATGGTGGTACTATTGATGGCGCTACCATAGCCACTTCTGATATTACAGTTGGTTCTGGAAAAACATTAACAGTTAGTGGAACAGTTAATTTTGCTGGTGCCACAGTAAGTGATTTAGGTAATATTACTACTGTAAATATTGATAATGGAACAGTTAATGATACTACTATTACAATCGGAGGATCCGATACACTTACCCTAGATGGTGGTACATTGGACATTAGTTCAGGAACCGTTTCTGGTGGTGCCTCTATGACTTCTTTAGATATTAATAGTGGTACTATTGATAATTGTAATGTAACAATGAATACAACTTCAACTCTTACGACAAATAGTGGAGCTGTGTTTGGTAAAGATGTTACAAACGCTAATGTTGCTATAGGGAATTTTCCTGAAGTTACAGGCTCAACAAGAACAGCAACTTCTTCAAAATCCCATCTTCATATTAGAAATGACCACGCGGCAGGAGGTACAACAGCAACAGCTAACGGAGCACTTATAACAGATAGTTTATTGATGTTAGAGGGTAATACTGCTGGAGCTACTCTTCTCGCAAATACTACTTCTAAATGTACTTTGGCATTTGGTGATTCTGCTGACGCAGATATTGGCTATATTAGTTATAATCACGCAAATGATTGTATGACTCTTGGCGCCGGAGCGGCAGTTGGATTACATATTGATGACGCTTCTGGAGGTTCTGTTATGGTTCCGGGAGCAGGGGCAACCGGTGCTTTTTCTGGTAAATTACACGTTAATGTAGGATCTTCAGATGCTACAGCTGGGATTTATATTGATTCAAATGATGCTGATAAAATAGCTCTGGATATAGCCGCCGCTCAAACAACTGAAAAGGTCGTTAATGTTACAGCATCTGCTTTAACATCAGGATCAATGCTTTATTTGGATGATACTTCTAATTCGACTACTGCAAGGAAGGGTGTTCAGATTATTCAAAATCATGCAGATGCCGTGGCTGCCCAAGCATTATATGTACAATCAGATGGTGGTACTACAGGAATAACATTAGATAAGAATTTTTCTGATGTTAGCGCTAATACAGTTAAGGGATTATATATAGATTTTGATCAAGATGCTTCATCAGGAACTGCAACTATTTCTAATATTGGAATTGATCTAGAAGTAAATGGTAACGGAGCTGGTACTCTTACCTCAACAGGTATGGATATAGATGTTGTGGGAACGACAGACGGAACAAGTAAAACAATCGGAATGGATATTACAGTAGGAAGTGCAGATACTAATTATGCATTAATTACTTCTGGAGGTAATGTTGGTATTGGTACGGCTACTCCATCAGATACACTTACAGTAACGGGAACAATTACAGAATCTTCATATAGAGGTATTAAAGAAAATATACGAAATATAGATAATCCTTTACAATCTGTATTGGCATTAAAGGGGGTAAAATTTGATTTTATTGAAAAAATAAGAAAAGGTGCAGAGAATCAAACAGATGTTTTAGGTCTTATCGCTGAAGATACATATGATGTATGTCCCGAACTAGTAAGTACAAATCAAAATGGTGAGCCAATAGCAATTTCATATTCTAAAATTTCTGCTCTTCTTATTGAAGCTATAAAAGAACAACAAAAAGAAATACTTGAATTAAAGAAGAAAATAAATTAATTATTATTTGGTCGATTCAGGAGAAACGGTAATTACACCTTCACAAATTCTCTCCTTTGTTACATCATCAGATTGAGTATATTCTACTCCAAATATGTAACGCCCTGGTCGAACAATAGTGGTATTTGCCGTTTGAGTCGCATTTGCGGTTATGGTTACATTAGATCCAGTAACACTTGTTGTAAATGTAAAAATATTATTTGAATTTGATGTATAGTGTGAAGTTCTCATTTTAGCAGCACAACTACCAGAACTTATTGTTACATTTGCATTATTAGCATTTTTTGCAGTAACAGTTTTTTCAAAATTACATCCTTGATCTAAAATATAGTTAATTGTCTGTTTTTTAATAGATAAAGCCACCGGAGCCCTCCAATTTAGTGTTTTCAAATCCTTCCTATTATTTATAATAATCTTCTCTTATCATCTTATATACTTCCTAGCAGTTTAATAAATACTAAATATAATAAGAACATAGACCAGACCCCTACCAATAGGAGCATTTTAAATGAGCGCCACAAAACCTGCCAGTAGAGTAGAACTGAGAGATTACTGTAAAAGGGCCCTTGGACATCCAGTAGTAGAAATTAACGTAGATGAAGACCAACTTGATGATAGAATAGATGAAGCGTTAGAATATTGGAATGAATATCACCATGAAGGCACCGAAAAAATTTATCTAAAACATAAAATTACAGGTTCCACCTTTGCAATTTCTGCTAATAGCGGCACCTTTACAAAAGAAGAAACTATCACAGGTGGTACAAGTAATGCAACCGCCACATTTTACTCTCAAAATACTACAATAGTGACATTTCATAGTCATAACGACCAAAATGGAGTACAAAATAATAATTCAAGCTCAACATTTACAGCAGGAGAAACGGTTACTGGGAGTGGAAGTGGATCGACAGTAACAGTACATGGTACACCAGCAGTTACTTTCGGTGATATGGATAATCATTATATTTCTATTGCTGAAAATGTTATAAGTGTAACCGGCATATTTGATGTTAATGATTCCGGATCGACCACATCAAATATGTTTAGTTTTCAATATCAATTTCATTTGAATGAAATGCCATATTTACAAAGTGGGGCTGGTATTGCCAATTTTGCTTCAACTATGTCACATATTCAATTGTTAAAAGATTTGTTTGTTGGAAAAAAATCAATAAGATTTAATAGACACATGGATCGATTATACATAGATTGGGATTGGTATGGAATATCAACTGATGTAGAACCAGATGATTGGGTTATAGCGGAGGCATATCGTTCTCTTAATGGAACTACATATGGTGATATATTTAATGATATGTTTCTCAAACACTATACTACGGCTCTATTTAAACGCCAATGGGGAATGAATTTAATAAAGTTTGAGGGAGTACAATTACCAGGAGGTGTCACATTAAATGGGGCACGAATATTAGATGAAGCAAAAGAAGAGATTAATGCATTACACGAAGAAATGCGGTTAACTTACGAATTACCAATAGATTTTATGATCGGACCAGGATAATAATGGCAGTAAGTCAATATTTTAATCACGGGCTTGAAAATTCAAATGAGCAAACACTCATCGAAAATTTAGTCGAAGAAACTATTAAAATTTATGGTCATGATGTATATTATCTTCCTAGAACTCTAGTTAAGGAAGACAGCCTATATGGTGAAGACTATCTTTCAGATTTTTCTCAAGCATATGTTATCGAAATGTACATTAAAAACTCTGATGGGTTTGAAGGTGAAGGTAGGTTTTTAGGTAGATTTGGATTAGAAATCCGAGACCAACTTACTTTTACAGTATCCCAAAGAAAATTTTCTTTGTTTTCTGATCTTAATAATTTGACTTATGCTAGACCAGCGGAGGGTGATTTAGTCTTTTTCCCCCTTTCTAAACAAATATTTGAAATTCGTTTTGTAGATGCATTTTCAGTTTTTTATCAAATAGGAAATCTTCCTGTATATGATTTAACATGTGAACTCTTTGAGTATTCTGATGAAACACTTGATACAGGAATTTCAGATATAGATACTATTGAAGATACTTTATCATATGCATTAGAATTAACATTAGGAAGTGGTTCTGGTAATTATACGGTCGGGGAAACTGTATATCAAGGAAATACAGCGGCAACTGCAAGTACTACAGCAATAGTGTTGACTTGGAATTCTACAGATAATGTATTGAAAATTTCAGATATAAAAGGAACATTTTCAACGAGTGCAAATGTTGTTGGAGGATCTAGTACTGCTACCCGATCACTATCAACGGCGCCAGATACTCAAACATTTGTGAATGATG